AACTTCTTGATCGATGTCTGGAGCATTACCTGAACCAGCATATACGATACCTGCTTTTTCCATAAGGCTTTTAGCATAGTCAGTTTCGAAACCTTTACCAGTAACTTTACCTAGGATGTGAGCTTGCAAGAAGTCACGACCCCATTTAGTCATATCACCAGCGCCACTACGGTCTGCAAAAGTACGCTTGCTGTCACGCATAGCTTCGATTTCTGCTTTTTTCTCTTCTAGTTCGGCAGAGAAAGTGCCAATTACTTCTTCAATTTTAGCGTCTTTTTCAGCTAGTCTAGCTTCAACGTCGCTCATAAGCTTCTCAACACCAGATTCGATGCCGCTAGATACGGTGCTTTTAATTGATTGTGCTTCTAAAGCTTTCGCTTCGTCCGCTGCTTGAGCTGCTTTAGCTTGTGCTTCTTCAGCTGCTTTTTGCTCGGCTTGCTTCATAGCAATCTTAGCAGCAGTATCTTCTGCTACTTGTTTTGCGAAAGCTTCCAAGTCGATGTTTTGATTATCCATCTTGATCTCCTGATCTGCGGATACGTTATCCGCGCTTTTCGGTGTGTGGTCACTAGCTATATTTGAAGAAGTATCTTCGTCCTTAGCCAGAGACTGACCGGCTAGATCTACACGATTTGTGAAAGTTTTTTTGAATTCATTGTACTCTTCATCAGAGTCAAATGACTTCGCGAGCGAAAAAGTAGCTGATTGGTTACATGGTACAGATACTACCGATACCTCAAACAACTCAGCGTCCTTAATCATTAGTCCGTCGGTTTCCTTTAAGTAATCAGCGTCCTTGACTCGAAAACCAACAGAAAAGGCTCCAAGAACACCGTCTTTAACTAATTGTGCAACATTAGCAGGCGCAGCCTTACTAATTTTACATTCCAGTTCCAAGCCATCGGGACCAGCTTTCAACCCCGTAGCTCTACCAATTGGCTTGTCATAATCGTGATTAAACAAGATAATTGGATTTTTTTCAAAATTTGATAATCCACCTTTAGTCCAGGCTTCTGCTGAAATGGAATCACCCGCGCGATCAAAGTCAGCTGTACTAGCCATTCCTCGTATCATTACAGATCCATCGTCTGCTTCATGAGACTTAAATGTGGATGTAAGATTAAATAACTTATTCATCTTTACTCTCCTTTACTTTAGCAGGCTTAACCACTAGTGGTTTAGCTGGTGCTTTTGGCTTTTTAACGGCCGGTTTAGGCTTAGGCTTAGGCTTTAAAGCTATAACTTCTTTTGCCAAAGGCCCTAATTCTAATTCTTTTAACATTTTTTCATAGGTTCCAAACATAATATTAATAGACAAAACTGTTTGAGGTTTTTTGAGTTTGGATACCTCTGAGTACTCTTGCTCTGTCATTAATTTATTACATTCTATGAAAAACTTTGATAGCTGTCGTATTTTTATATTTCTCGCTATTCGTCTTTTCTTTGCTATCATTCTTCTTGTGTTTCCTCTGGTCGACCGCCTTCAGACGGATTAGCTGCAGAGCCTGCTATGTTTGCAGGTACTCGTATATCTTCTGCCTCTTCTCTAGCTTCGTAGCCTAACGCTTCACGAGCTTCGTTTGGAGAAATAATACCACCATTTACTAGTGAAGTGTAAAATGCTGCACTATCACGTAGCTCTGGTTGTAAAGCAGGAATATTTGTAATATCTTCTTTGCACTCGAAACCAAAGTATCGAGTAGTTGCAAAATTAATTTTTCTAACTATAGGTAATATAGTCTCCAAATAGTAAAGTCGTAAATTGGGACGAATATTTGCATTATTACCTGAATCCAATAAAATTGGAGGGATTCCAAGTGCTTTCAAAATGATCTTTTCATTCTCTGTAATTGCACTTTGAAAATCTAATTCTTTAAAATTTATTTTTGTAAGATTATCAACTTCTAATCCGCCATCTAATATAAGAGGGCGCTTACCTCCAGTATCTGGACGGTATCGAGTTTGCCAAGATACCATCATACGTTCTTTAATTTTCTCTGACAAGGTGTTTGGAGACTTAAGTACTAAACCTGGAACTGCACCATTCTTAAAGAAGTTATCTTGAAAAGCTCTCATAGAGGCCATCAAGTTCATTGTACGCATAGCAGGTTTTAATCTAGGAACTCCTCTGTAAATAGAGTGAAAGGAGTTGTCTTTAATATGTATAATTTCATTAGTAGTAAAAGTAGTATCATTAAGAGTATACTTTTCTACATAAGTATCTTTATCAGCATGAATCTGTACTTTATCTGCCGGTAGATGGTACATATGAGCACCATCAAAGTAAATAAAGATGTTTCCATCAAGTATAAAATCAGTAACTAAGTTACGGCGAAAAGTGTTAATATCTTGAAAGGGGTTAGGTTCTTTATTTAAGAGAAGCTCTACTTTTGATCTCTTTATGCCTTTTATAACACCTCGTTGAGTATTGGGCAGTACAAGAGTAGGAATCTCAGCAACATCATCTACAATCATATTCACGCCACGATTTACAATTTCTAGATCTTCGTATGCTCGCTCATAAGAAACGGTAGGCTCTCTAGTAGAAGCTACATTCCCACCATCAAGATATTGAGCAGGATTCAACTTCTCTTCGACATCAACAGGTTTTTTACTAAAAGGATTATACCAAGCCATGTTTTTCTCTTTGAATCTTTACCCAACGCATCTGCTTTGTAGCTGTAGTCAGTGCTGGATCTTTACCGTAAATTGAATGAAGTTTCAAATGATGAGTATGACACAAAGTAGCTGTGTGATCATAGAGCTCAGCATGATGCTCTTCTATAAAATCATCCCGAAGTGCTTGAATGTACTCGGGATTGTGATTGTTATCTTTTATCCATTTGTTTAACAATGGTGTGAGACTGTAAAAGTGGTGAAAGTCTAACTGCTCTGTTGCACCACAAATCTCGCAAGAGGAACCCTTCTCGTACTTAGATTTTGCCTTGTCTCGTACATACTTTACAATATCACGTTTTAACTTAGGCATTTTCCTCTGGTTCCTTTATTTTTCATTTAAAGAATTATATCTAGTTTAAGCTAACTTGTCAATAACTATTTTTGAGCTGGTATCATTAGAAGGATACATTTGAGATTTGAAATGAGTATAATCCGTATCGCAACGCATCTGCCATGTGAGATGCCATGTTGTGTTTCGGTTTTTCCTTCATTAGATTAGGATTCGGGTCCCACTGATACGCATCAAGGCAACTCAAAGATTGTTTTGCTTCTTGATCAACAAACAGTGTGTCGTTCTCAATAATTCCTGATACATGTCCAATTCCGTCAAGTACGGACTTCTTAGCGTTGATGGTGGAAATATCGTAGTTCTGCGCGAAATCAAAGCGTGTTTGTTGAGCGGCTGAATCAATATAAATGTAATCAATATCCCAGCGGTCAATGAGCTTTTGGATTTCGGCAGCGTGCTGTTCAGTAGTTCTCTCAGCATTGAAGTATTCGTCCACCAAATAGTATTGTTCTGAATCCCAATCATACGCAATAACGCACATTGCTGTCGGGTCTTTGTAGCCGACATCCAACCCCGCGAAGACATCCATTTTACTAGTATCGAGCTGCGATAAGTCTTTAACTTGGGTTTCAAAATTGAATTTCCAGATCTGTCCTTCATAAGTATTAAAATCAGCCTCGTACTCTTGTTTAAATTCTGCTTCTGACATTGACTTTCGTGCTTCGTCAATATCACTTTGGCTCATTCGTGGGTTGTCTTTATAAGTAGCTCGTATACTACACCACTCTGGAAAATCGTCCGAGAATCCTCTGTAGAAGAACTCTGAAAACCAATTATTCCTGCCACGAGGAGTGGAAATGAATATAGCTTTAGAGTTGTCTTTATCGAGTGTGGGTCGTAGTGCGACATTGAAGGCATCTTTACCATCTGCTAGTGCAGCTTCGTCAAATATAATAAGATCATAGGAACGACCTACACAAGAATCTACTTGGTTAACAGAACCCATTCTTACTGCAGAACCGTTTGAAATTTCGATTACTTTGTCTTTTGCGTTATCTTTTGTAACTTCTAGATCAAAATGCTTAATCAAGTTTCTTTGCAAATCAAAAGAGATCTGAGACAAGGAATAGTTGGGAGACATGATTAAGATATTGGAGCCAGGCACTAAAGACACGAGCTGTCCTATAATGTTGGCTATGTACGTTTTGCCTTGCCGACGGGAGACGGCGGCAGAGACAAAACGATATTTAGGGTTGTTAATCGCATTGATAATTGCTATCTGCGAAGGCAACGGTGTGATGTTCAGCAAATCCAAATAAGGATCAACTGGAAGTTTTAGAAACCTTGTCTCAGATCTGTAATCAACTAACTCTTCCGAAAGTACATCTTTTCGGCTTACTTCAACTGCCATATTAATCTTCTTCTTTTATTAGTGTCCAAATGCCGTAGCCTAAACCTACCCATGCTAGAAGTTTTGCTAAACCTCCAAGTAGAATTACTGAACCGCAAACTCCGATAAGTACAATTCCGTCCCAGGATGTACGTTGTTTTAGTAGCTTACTTAGATACTTCAAGTTGTGTACCTCTTTTTTTATGTCCGTTCCATGCTACGAAACCTGCTAAACGTAGTGCATAGTATGCTAGATAATTAAGGGCATAGAAGCCATTCACTTCGATACAGATGTCTCGAAAAAGACCATCCATATGTTTTTGGTCATGATAACCAATATTGCTACCGTCTTTCTTCATAAGAGTAGCATACTTATAACCGTAGTCGTGTACTAAGCCACCCATCAATAAAACTCCTACTGGAGACAGGAAGGTTGCTAAGAACTTGGGAACCGATGCGCCATCAAATTGAAAACCTGCAGGAATCTTATACCCTACTCCGTCAATACTATAGTGAAAATCTTCTACAATTTTCCACTGACGACTACCCATTAACCACATTAAGATAGCTCCCCAGAAACCTTTACTTGCTGTTGCAATTGGTACTGGTTGCATTTTTGGCATATCATTAAACTCAAATCCAACTCGTTTCAAGTCTGGTTTATCTAGTTTATTAATGATGTAGCTAACTGCAATTACTGCGATTACTATTGTCCACTGCCAAAATGTTACTGCTAAATCTAGTATTGTTTCCATTATTTTTTACCTTTCATTGCTTGTGTACCAAAGAAGGCTGCAACTATACCGGCAACGGCTACAAAATATGTAGGTGCCATATCTCCTAAGGTATCCTGTGCTTGATCTAAGCCGGCTAGTGATGCAAGAACAACTGCAAAGGGGTATAGTAGTAAACCTCCCAATGCAAACCATGTCATGTTACGTTGTGCATCTCGCATAGCGTCTGCATCTTCTAACTCTTTACGTTTAAATTCGAGGTATAGTGCCTCTTCTTCTTTTGATACTTGTCCATCGCCGTTTGTATCTGCTGGATGAAATGTTTTAGTTTCTGACATTTTAAGTTGTACTCCCTAAAAGAACAGCTTGCTGCTCTTTTACTTGGGATGCGTCATACTTTATGATAGGTATGATACAGCCCTCTAAATTTTCTTTAAAAACTTCGGTAACAAGAACGTATAAAAGAACAGCTGTGTGCTGCCCATCAAACGCAACATAGTGTCCGGAGTTATCTGTACATTCGTATACCATTAGAGGGCGTACCTCTAATGCTTCAAATTTTTGCAATAACCTTAAAACCCATACAAAATTTAAGTTCCTATGAAAAGAGGTATCTATTAAAATTTTATCTAGTGAGGTTTCTAATGCCTTACATAGTTTAATATCGCTAAAGCTATTATACTCATGTTTATCTTTGAATATTTCTACACTTTTTTGTATTGCTGTGCGATTATCAATCTCTAATCTACTTCTAGCATCTAATACTTCTTGTATCCTTTCCTGTATAGTACAGAGTGTTTCTTCT